GGGCTGGGTATAGGCGCCGCGCTGGGCGCGTCCTACGCCGCACCCGACAGCCCGGTGCTGCTGGCGTGCGGTGACGGCGGCTTCGCCGAGGGCGGGCTGTCCGAACTGGTGACCGCAGTCATGCAGCGGCGCAACATCATCGTGCTGTTGCTCAACGACGGCGCCTACGGCGCGGAGTACGTGCATCTGGCCAATCGGGGGATGGACCCCGCGTGCACCACCCTCGACTGGCCCGACTTCGGGCCGATCGCGACGGCCATCGGTGCACAGGGCGTCACCGTCCGCAACACCGCTTTCTATTCGCTGTTCCTGGAGAAGGGCGCCATGGGCGGCGTCGGCTCCGGCAAGAAGGGCGTGAAGGGCCAACGCAACAAGCGCGGCGCGGTTGTCGGCTCCCGCATCCTTCAGCCGCGGCCGGTCATGGAACCGGCGCTCGATGCAGTTGTCGCGAACGGCCTGGCAGATCGCGTGCGCGAGGCGGTGATGAGCGGCATGGCGTTCCGGCGCGGCGCGAAATAATGGATCTGACCGCCGTCATCCAACAGGTCCGCACCTACTGCACCGCCTTGGCCGGCCGGGTCGGCGGCGCCGCCGACTTCGAAACCGGCACGGAAAGCGTGATCGCGTTCACCGATCCAACCACCGGCAAACTCGCCTATCCGTCCGCCGTCGTGATTCCGCTGGAGGACGACGCGCAGGACAACGAACTGATGGACGGCCTGCAACAGACCGTCACCGAGACCATCGGCGTCGTCGTCGAGTTCGACGCGACCGCCGACCGCCGAGGCCAAGGCGCCGTGAGCCAGGTCGAGGCCATGAAATACGCCCTGCACAGCGCGCTGCTGAACTGGCACATCGATCCGACCCGCAGCGCGCGGGGCCTCTATTACGCCGGCGGCGAGCTGCTGACGTTCGACCGCGCCCGGCTGTTCTGGATGTTCCGCTACAGCTTCGACGCCTCGATCACCGATGCCGACGGCTTCCAGATTTCCGGCGATCCGCTGACGAACCTGACCGGCTCGATCTACCCGAGCGGCACCATTGGTATCGGCGACGTCATCACCATCGAATCCAGCGTGGGGTAACACGATGTTCGTAAAACCTGCGCCGCGCCCGGACGATCCGAGCCGGCCCCTTGTCGTGCGCCTCTGCCACGCGCGAGCCCGCTTTCTATCGGTGCTCGGCGAGGAAGTGCCGGAGACGCAGGACTGGCATCGCGCTTTGGCGCGTGGCGACGTCGTGCTGGCCGAGCCGCTACCTATTGAGGAAGGACCGGCCCAATGAGCGGCACCCTCGCGTTCAAATACTTCCCGAGCCAGTGGCGGCCGTCTGGCGTCAACATCGAGTTTGACGCCAGCCAGGCCAACACCGCGACGCAGAACCAGCGCGCGCTCCTGATCGGGCAGATCCTGAGCAGCGGCACCGCAACGCCGAACACCGCGGTTATGGGCTACAGCCAGAACCAGGTGAACGGCCTGTGCGGCATCAATTCCATGCTGGCGTTGATGTATGCGGCCTACCGCGCGCAGGACCCTTTCGGCGAGGTGTGGCTCGGCCCAGTCTCCGACGCGTCCGGCGGCACGGCTGCGTCCGGCACCATCACCGTCACGGGCACCGCGACCGCGGCCGGCACGCTGGCGCTCTACATCATGGGCGTCTCGGTGCCCGTGGCCGTGAACCTCGGCGACACGCCGACCGTCATTGCCGGCAACATCGTGACCGCCATCACCGCCGCAGTTGGCATCAGCGCCACCGCGACGTCATCCGCTGGCGTCGTCACGCTGACGGCCAACCACAAAGGGCTGGCGCAAAACGACATCGACCTGCGGGTGAATTACCGCGGCGCCCAGAACGGCGAAGTCCTGCCGGCCAGCGTGTCGGTAGCATTCTCGAACCCGGTCACAGGCTCAACGGCCGGCACGTTCTCGGGCGGCGCAACCAACCCGACGCTGACGACGCTGCTTGCGAACCTCGGCGTGCAGTTGTTCGATTTCATCGCGTTGCCGTATTCGGACGTCACCTCGCTGAATGCGTTGCAGTCCTTCCTGTCGGACCAGTCGGGCCGGTGGTCGGCCGAGATCGAACTCTACGGGCATGTCTTCTACACATACCGCGGCACAGTCTCCGCGCGCGGCACGTTCGGCACGTCGCGCAACGACCAGCACGCCACATGCCTGGGATACTTCGACAGCCCGACCGCATCGTGGATCGAGGCGGCCGACTGGTGCGCCGTCCATGCGGTGCGGCTGAAGGTCAACCCGGCGCAGGGCATCTCGACCCAGGCGCTCGGGATGCTGCCGCCGCCCCTCGCGAACCAGGACACGCCCGGCGAGCGCAACACGCTGCTATTCGATGGCGTCAGCACGTTCACGGTGGACGCGTCGAACACATGCCGGATTGACCGGTCGATCACCACCTATCAGCAGAACGCCAGCGGGCAGCCGGACAATTCGTATCTCAATACGAACATCATGTTCCAGGCCATGTACGCGGCGCGCTACATCATCGCGCAGATCACCAGCCAGTTCATCGCCTCGGGCAAGATCCTCGTTCAGAACGGCACGCCGATCGGTCCCGGCTCGCCGGCGACGACGCCGAACGCGATGATGGGCGCGGTCAATGCGATCTACGCCTACCTGTGCAGCATCTTCATCGTGCAGGGGCCGCAGACCTTTGCGGCGAATGCCTACGCGACCACCGGAACGAAAGGGCAGGTGCTTATGTATCTGCCGCTGAACTTTTCCGACCAGGTCGTGAACGTCGGCATCCTCGCGCAGTTCCAGCAGACCACGTAAGGACTGATCCATGTCAGGCACACTTGCGCCCACGACGCCGACCAACCGGCGGCTCGCGGGCATCACGGCCTTCAGCGTGAACGGCTCGGCGTTCCCGGTGACCGAATTCGTCTGGGACCCGGCGATCGTCGAGAATGAGACGATGACGAGTCTGTCGGGTGTGGACGGCTATTCCCAGAAGCCGGTGGCGCCGTTCATCTCCGGCAAGTTCCGCGACAGTTCGGCGGTAAGCGTCACCGCGTTCACCAACCTGAACAACGCGACCGTTGTTGTGCAGCTCGCCAACGGCAAGCAGATTCAGGGTCATAATATGTGGTATACGGGCCGGCCCGGCACGTCCGGCGCCGAGGCAACGTTCGACTTCAAGTTCGAGGGCGTCGCCGGGTCCGTGCTGGAAACCGGAGGGCCATCGTAATGGCCGCCTGGATTCCCGTCCCCGAACCGGTCACCTGGCAAATGCCGGATCCAATCGCGAATAACGGCGTGACCTATCAGACCGTCACGTTGCGCGCGCCAACCGGCGAGCAACTGCTGAAGGCGATGGCGATCCCCGGCGCATCTGCCACCGACGTCACGCATCGGCTCATTGCCGAAGTGTCGGCTGAGAAGGTGCCGTATGACGTGGTCAAGAAACTGCCCTGGTGGATGATCGAGAAGATGGACGGCTACATGTCCCTTTTCGCGGGGGCACCGGACCCCGACCCTTTGGAAGCGTGGCGCCAGGCGCGCAGGGACGCGCTCGCCGCAGACGCCGCTGGGGCGACGCCAGCAGCCTGATTGGCGCGCTGCAATCGGGTGAGGTAGAGATCCTGACCGCCCGCGTCGGCCGCTTCTACGGTGAGGGCGTGCGCTGGGCAGAGGCGATGCCGCTCCCGCAACTCCTGCGCCGCGCCGCGCTGATTCCGGAAATCGTGAGGCGCGAACGTGGCCAGTAACGGGTTCGCAATCTCGATTGGTGTGGTGGACCAAGCCTCCGCCAAACTCGACGCGCTGAATAAACGCATCGCCGCGATGCGCGCGCCGGCCGAACGGTTCAATAAATCGCTCGCCAAGTTCGCCGATACCAGCGGCATCAACCGCCTCTCCGAGGGCATGTCCACCCTCGGCGACCGCACGCTCGGTTTCGCGCGCAGCATCGAACGCGCCGCGTCGCCGATGGCCGCGCTTACCAGCGCCGCGACAATCGGCGGCGTGATCGAATTGTCGCGCCAATGGGCCAAGGCCGGCAATTCGATCGGCAACGTCGCCTATGCACTATCCATGCCAGTCGAGCGCATGTCGTCGCTTCAGAACGGCGCCAAACTGGCCGGATCGTCCGTCGAGGCAATGACGAAAAGCCTCCAGGGCGCGAACGAGGTTATCAAGGACGCGCAATTTCACCGCGCCGATGCCGCCTCGCCACTCTGGCAGCAGCTTGGCATTCAGCCGGTAGGACCGGACGGCAAGCCGATCGAGCCGGACGAGTTGCTGCGTCAATTCGCCGAAGCCACCAAGAACATGACCCCGCACGCCCGGATGCGCGCGGAGACGGCGTTCGGGATCGACACCGACCTCGACCCCATGCTGCGCGAGGGCGCCAAGGGCTTCGACGCCTACGTGGAGAAGGCACAGAAGACCGGCGCCGGCATGACGCACGGCATGACCGAGAACGCCAAGAGGCTGAGTGAGGCGTGGAACCGCCTCGGCCTGGATATCGAAGGCATCAACAATCGGATCTCGGATAGCTGGGCTGGCACTGAAACGAAGGTGCTGAAAGCGACAAGCGACTGGATCGAGCATAACAAGGGCCTGTCGGATTCGTTTGCCCAGGTCGGCACGGCCGTTCTTGCCCTCGGCATGATCAAGCCCGCCGCGTGGTTGGCCCGCTGGCTTGGGATGGGCGCCGTTGCTGGTGGCCTCGAAACGGCCGCGACCGTCGCCCCGCTTGCTGCGCCCCTCGCGCTCAGCGGGGACACGCCAGCCGGCCCCGACTATCAGGAAGCGCCCGGCTCCGAGTTGTTCGGCAACAACGGCCCCATCGCGCACTGGTGGGGGCGGCACGCACCGTCATGGCTCGGCGGCGCATCGTCGTCCCGCAAAACCCCCGCCGACCCCTCCCAACTCCGCAGCTATTTCAAATCCCAAGGCTGGACCGACCCGCAAGTCGCGGGCATCCTCGCGAACTACCAGGGCGAAAGCGGCCTCGATGCCGGCGCGGTCGGCGATCAAGGCGCGGCCGGCGGCCTCGGCATGTGGCGCGACGACCGGCGCAAGTCATTCCGGCTGATGTTCGGCCACGATGTCACGCAAGGCACGCCGCTCGAACAGGCGCAATTCACCCAATGGGAATTGACACACACCGAGCGCGCGGCCGGCGATGCGCTACGCAACACCACCTCGGCGCGCGAGGCTGGCGCGGTGTTCTCCCGCGATTACGAACGCCCGCAGGACGTTGGCATGAACGCCTCGCTGCGGGGACAATACGCCGAGACCTGGATGCAGCGGTTTGGGCAGACCGACGCCGCCGCACAAAACGGCGCCGTTCACGTGACCGTCGATCTGAAGGGCGCTCCCCCCGGAACCACCGCAACCGCCGTTGCATCCGGCGTGGCAACGGCATCGCCGCCACGGGTGCAGACCAGTATGGCGGGCATTCAATGAGCGGCTTCACCGGCATAACGGGATTCGCCCCGCCGACCACCATCGCCGGGTTCATGGGGCTACTCCAGGCGGCCAGCTTCCGCGGCGTGCCGTTCAAGGTGATCGCGGCCCGGGTCAAGAAAGGCCGGCGCCAAGCGATTCACGAATATCCGTTCCGCGACGGCGGCTGGCCCGAGGACATGGGCCGCGCGCTCCGGGTCTATTCATTCAGCGGCTACCTGATCGGCGACGCCGCTCCGGTCATGCAGTTGCTGCTCGACAACGCGGTCGAGACCAAGGGACCGGGCCTGCTGATCCACCCGACGATCGGCGCGGTTCAGGTCGCCGTGCTGTCGTCCAGCACCGCGATCCACAAAGACAAGATGCGGGTGATCGAGGTCGCGTTCGAGTTCATCGAACAGGGCGGCACCGTCTTCCCATCCGCGATCATCGCCACCGGCATCGCCGTCCTGCTGGCGGCCGGCAACGCCCTGACCGCCGCGAATTCCGACCTCGGCGGCACCGCGGGCCCGGTCGCCGCGATCGGCCCCACCGTCATCGGCGAGGGGCGGGCGGTCGTGACCAGCTTCGCCGCGGCAACGGCGCTCGGCGGCGCGGACCCGACCGGGATTGTCAGCATGGCCGCGGCGCTGCCGCCACCGGACGCGAACACCACCTATGGCCGGTATGGCGCCGGCTCGGCCACCACGATGCTACCGGCCGGCACGACGGTCGCCACGCTTCAGGCACAGCTTGCCAACCAGCGCGCCGCGGTCGCCACGGCGACCACAGGCGCCATTGCCGCCGCAGGATCATACAGCGCCAGCACCGACATGATGGACCCCCTGGCGGCCATCGTGGAGGCGATGCGGGCCGGCATCACCGATCCGGCCAACCAGGTGCGGGTGCTGCTCAACCTCGCCGCGTTCACCTACACGGACAACGCCGGCGGCACGGTGGGCATCGGCGCGGCACAGGCGACGATGCGTGACGCGATGACCGCCGCTTGCCAGCAAGCCGCCGTGATCAGCCTGGCGCGCGCCTCGGCGTCCTACCAGCCGTCCAGCTACAACGACGCTGCCAACCTGCGCGAGGAGCTGTCGGCCGCCCTAGGGCAGCAGATCACCATAGCGGGCGATGCCGGAAACGACGCGACCTACACGGCGCTGAAGGCGCTGCGGGCATCGGTGATCCAGGATCTGACCGTGCGCGGCGCGTCGCTGCCGACCGTCGTCACCGTCACGCTGCCAACCAACCTGCCGTCGCTGGCGATCGCGCAGCGGCTCTACACGGATGCCTCGCGGTCCGATCAGATCGCGGCGGAGTCCGGGGCGATCCATCCGGCGTTCTGTCCGTTGTCGTTTATGGCGTTGTCGGCCTAATGGCCCAGATAAGCGCGCCAGGCGTGATTGAGCGCCGGAACGCCCCAGAAGAATGCGGCGACGCAGCCGCCGATGATCGCCACGATCAGCGAACCCCACGGGAACGGTCCCGCCGCCTCTCTGTCTAGTTTCATTGACGCCTCCTGGCGGGGATGTAGCCCGAAACGATACGACTGGGCAGGGACGTAAGTCTATGAGTTACGCCACACCCGACCCGAACGAGGTCAGCATCCAGGTCGGCAGCACCCGTTTCCAGGGCTGGCAATCCGTCAGCATCACCCGCTCGTGCGAATCGATGCCGAACAGCTTCGCCCTGACGGCATCGACCGAATTCATGCAAGGCCCGGCGATTGCCGGCACACGACCCGGCCAAGCGTGCAGCATCTACGTCGGCCAGAATCTTGTCATCACTGGATGGATCGACCGTCGCACCATCACCGCGGACGGCCACAACCACGGCGTCGCGATCTCCGGCCGCGGCATCACCCGCAACCTGGTGGACTGTTCCGCCGACCTGGTGAACGACCCCGGCCTGAAGGGCGGCATGATCAACGCCGCCAACACGCGGGACCTGGCGCAGCGGCTGTGCAAGGCGTTCGGGATCACCGCCCGATCCGCGGTTTCGGACCTCGGCATCTCGATCCCGAATTTCCAGGTCTCGCTTGGCGAAACGCCATACGAGATCATTGAGTCTGTTGCGCGCTATGCGGGCTATCTCGTTTACGAAGACCAGAACGGCAACCTCGTCCTCGATCGCGTCGGCACGAATTCAATGGCGTCCGGCTTCACGATGCCTGGCAACATCGAGGCGATCAGCGCCGAGCGGTCGGAGGACGGACGTTATTCGCACTACACCGTCGTCTGGTACGCGATCAACCAACTGGCCGAGGTCAGCGCCATCGCCAACCAGCGCGCGACCGTCATCGACCAGACGATGCCGGAGTATCGCCCGCTGATCCGCGTTTCGGCGCAGATCGTGCCAGCCTATGACGTCGGCCAAGCGATGGCGAATTGGGAGATGGCCCGACGCCTTGGCCGTAGTCAGGCCGCCTCGATCACCTGTGATTCGTGGCGCGACACCGCCGGCAACCTCTGGCAGCCCAACTACCTCGCGCCGATCGAGGCCCCGGCCGCCGACATCACCGGCGCGAACTGGATCATCGGCAGCGTCACCTACCGCAAGGACATGAGCGGCACACACGCCGACCTGATCCTGATGCCGCCCGACGCGTTCAACCCGGAGCCGAACCCGCTCAACCTGTTCGACAACGAACTGGCGAATTCGCCGCAATCGTCGCAATCCCCAGCCCCGCCATCGACCGCACCGCAGAATCCGAACCTCGCCGGGCAACAGACTGTAGCGCCGGCGGGAGGGTTGACATGACCGCGGCCGACATCCGGATTGCCGCGCTCGAACGTCAGGTGGCGGCGCTCTATCGCCTACTCGGATCACCCTTCAGCCTGGCGCGCTCGACGCTGGCGCCGGTGGACACCGGGCCGGTGCAGACCGTGCAACTCCAGCTCGACCCGCTATCCAACCGCGACAATGTGCCGGTCCTCTACGGCTATGGCGTGACCGGCTGCCCGCCGATCGGTGCGGATTTCCACGTTGCCTACCTCGACGGCCTACGGTCGAAAGCCGTGGCGGTCGCCAGTGGGCATCAGACATACCGGCTGACCGGCCTCGCGCCGGGTGACGCCGCACTCTACGACAGCCGCGGGACCTACCTCTGGCTGACGCCGTCCGGTCCGGTCCTCCACACGACGGGCGCGCTGACGTGGACCGCCAGCAATTCGACGCTGGACAGCAGCGGCAATCTCGCCGTCAAGGGCGAGGTCACGGCCGGCAACGGCGGTGCCGATCAGGTCGGATTGCAGACGCACCTCACAACCGGCGTCTCGGGCGGCGGCGGCACCAGCGGACCTCCGAAGGCTGGGACCTGACGCATGGACATCAGGCTCGTCTGGAACGCGGCAACCGGCACCGCCGATTTCGCGATGGCCTCGACCGGCGATCTCGAGACCGGCTTCGATCTCGAAACCGCCGTCCTGCTGTCATTGTTCTCCGACGCACAGGCCGATCCAGGCGACATCGTGCCGGACACCGCTGATCCGCGTGGCGTTTGGTTCGACACCTATTCCGCGCTGGAGGACCCGGCGCTTCCGGTTATCGCCAACGACCGGTTCGGCTCCAAGCTCTGGCAGGCGTTCGCGCGCATCCGGAACCAGGACACGCTGAACTGGGCGGCCAACGAGGTCATTTCCGCGCTGTCATGGATGATCGCCGATGGCGTGGCGGCATCGGTCACGGCGACGGCCTACTTCACCAGCAACGGCGGCATCGGCGTGATCCCTGTGATCACCGCGCCGAACGGCGTGGCGAATGTCTACGATTACGCCTGGGCGCAGGAGACTTGATCGGTGCCATTTCCGCGCCCAACGCTAACGAGTCTCCGCTCCAGTGCGATGCAGGACATCACTGCATCCGATCTTCCGAACGCTGACGGCTTCCTGCGCCGCTCTGTCGTGCGCGTGCTGGCATGGGTTCAGGCCGGCCTCGCGTATCTCCACTACGGCTATCTCGACTGGATCAGCCTGCAATCGACGCCGTTCACCTCGACCGACGAATACCTGGAGGCATGGGCCGCGCTGGCACCCACGCCGGTTCTGCGCGAGGCCCCGACGTATGCCGGCGGGTCAGCGACCTGGAGCGGCGTCGCGACGTCCGCGCTGCCCGCCGGAACGCTTTGCAGCCGCCCCGATCAGACGCAATACGCCACGGTCGCCGAGGCCACCGTGAGCGGCGGCGGCACGGTCACTGCAACGGTCATCGCGGTGGTCGCGGGCTCGAACGGCAACACCGACAGCGGCACCCCACTGACACTCGCCACGACGGTGCCGGGCATCAACCCGACCGGAACGGCGGGAGCGATCACCGGCGGCGCGGACCTCGAACAAGACGCGCCGATGCGAACCCGCATGCTGGAGAGCTACGCCGAACCCCCGCATGGCGGCAATCAGGCGGATTACGTGACGTGGGCGCTGGAGGTGACGGGCGTCACGCGCGCCTGGTGCGCCCCTGGAGGCGCCGGGACCGTCACGGTTTATATGATGCTGGACGTCGCCGAGGCGGCCTATGGGGGGTTTCCGCAGGGGTCGAACGGCGTTGCGACGCTGGAGACGCGCGGGACCGCTGCGACCGGCGACCAGCTTGCAGTGGCAAACTTCATCTATCCACTCCGGCCCGTGACCACGATCGTCTATGCGGTCGCGCCGATCGCGCAGACGCAGAATTTCGTCATCGACGTTTGGTCGTCGCTATCCACCGCGCAGCAGACGCAAGTTTCCGCGGCGCTGGCGGGGTTGTTCCTCGAAAAAGACACGCCGCTCGGCACAACGTCGATTGAACAGAGCGACGTCAACGCGGCGATCACCGCAATCGGCGGCCTGCCGTCCTTCGCCGTCACATCGCCGTCGTCCTGGCCGATCACGTCACCGACCGGCTATCTATTCACCCTCGGCACGGTCTCCTGATGCCGGCGCCCCCGATCTTCGACGACGCCGACTACGGCCAGGCCATGTCGCGCCTGCTGCCGCCGGGCCGCGTCTGGCGCACCGATACCGGCGCCACGCTGATCGCCGCATTGAACGCGCTCGCGCCGACCTATGTGCGGAGTGCCGCCGCGGCGGCGCAAGTCCTGATCGACGCCAGTCCGGCGACGACGCAAAACCTGCTGGTGGAGTGGGAGGAATCG